TGTCGTTCTACCTCTCTCCAAGGAACAAAGCCAAAAAAGCGACCAACGAAAACCAAGCGCGACGACCTGCTCGATCTGACGCAGATCGAGGACGGCTACATCCCCGCCAGGCTGGAAACCCCGCCCGACCCGAACGTCGCCGGCACTCTGGGCGACGAATGCGTCGCGTGGCTTGACCGGTGGCTCGACATGCAGCTGTGGACATGGCAGGCCCACGTCGTCCGGCGCGCGCTCGAGGTTCGCGAGGATGGAACGCTGCGCTGGCCTGTCGTCGTCCTTACGGTACCGCGCCAATGCGGCAAGTCGACGCTCTCGCGTGGCGTCATGTCGTGGCGACTCTTTCAGGGCGGCGAAGATGCGTTTGGCGAACCGCAGACGCTCTTGCATGTCTCGAGTAACCGCGCGATCGCGCGCGAGATTTGGCAGATGAGCGCGCGCCTGTTGCAAGAGAAAGCCGACGCGAAGGTACGCCAGGCCAACGGGCAGGAATCTATCGAGCTGCCGGACACGTCCAAGTGGATGATCGCCGCCGCCAACATGACCGCCGGACCGGGACTGTCAATCTCAATGGCGTTTGTGGATGAGGCGTGGGCAGTTGACGAGGGCGTTGTCGTCTCGGGCATTATGCCGACGATGTTGCAGCGCACCAGCTCGCAGCTATGGCTGGTATCGACCGCGGGCGAATCGCGCAGCGACCTGTTGCGGCAGTTCCGCGAGCAGGGCATCGCGCAGCTTGACGATCCCGAGAACGCCGACATCCTGCTGATCGAATGGTCGGCAAGTCCTGACTTGCCCGTTGATGATCGCGAGGGCTGGCGGCAGGCATCGCCAATCTGGAACGAACGGCGCGAGCAACAAGTCGAGCAGTTCTACCGGTTGCAGCCGCCCAACGATTTTGCCATGCAGATGCTCAACCGCTGGGTTGTCTCGGCGTCGAGCTGGCTGCCCGAACAGGCATGGGCAAAATGCGAGGACACCGACGCGCCGCTACCGGGCGACAATCCCGGCACGATCGCGGTCGAGACGAGCGTCGACGGCTTGCCGATCGGTGCCGTCCTCGCCGCGCGTGGCGACGATGGTCGGATCGTTGTCCGCTCGAGGATCGAGACCAGCCACGCGAGCCTATGGGCGTGGCTGTCAGAGATCGCCGAAGAGCGCCGCGGGATCACAATCCTGCACCACGAAGCCGTACGCATTCCCGAAATCAAGGGCGCCAAAATGCTGAAAGTCAAAACCAGCGACCAGGTCGCAGGCTACGGACCAACCAAGGCAGCAATCCAAGACGGCGACATCGCCCACGACGGCAACCCGACACTAACCGAGCAGGTACTCATGGCGTCGGCGTACACCTCGAGGGATGGGCACGCGCAGCTGTCGCAGCGCGCGAGCGAGGGCCCGATCTATCTGGCGCGCGCGCTGGTCTGGGCAGCCGGGCACGAACTACGCCCGAACAGTCGACGCAAGCACCTCGTCGCGTCTTCGAAAAATCGTGCATAGACTCGAAATATGAAACACGCCGCGGTGACGACGACGCGCGGGGCAGGATATCCCCGTGGGCATTCGCAGTCTGATCACCGGCGAAACGACGCCGACCAAGCGCGCTAACGCGACGTCGTGGATTAGCCCCAGCGCCGCCGCAGACTTCCAGACGCTGACGCGCCTCGGACTCAACCGCGAGACCGCCCTCGGCGTTCCGACCGCCGCCGCCTGCCGGAATCTGATCTGCAACACGATCGCGCAGCTGGGCGTCGACCGGTACCGCGCCGCCGAGCGCCTGCCCGCCGGCTACTTGATCACCCAGCCCGACCCGTCTTGCACGTGGACGACGACGATCACCCGCACCGTCGACGACTTGATTTGGTACGGACGCTCCGCGTGGATCATCCTCGCCCGTGACGGCATCGCCACCGAACAAAACCCGTTCGGTCGCCCCGTCCGCGCGCGCCGCGTCAGCGGCGCCGGCGTCGAGCCGATCTACTCGGACAACCTGACCGACTACAACTCGATCGTCGGCTACTACATCAACAGCGTCCGCGTCGACGCGCGCGACGTGATCTATTTCGACGCAGGCCATGAGGGCGTCCTCAACTACGGCGCCAGGACGATCAGCGCCGCAATCGCCCTCGAGGACGCCGCCCGCCGCTTCGCCACCGTCGAGCTGCCCGCCGGCATCCTCCAGAACGTCGGCCACGAGCTCGGACCCGACGAAGCCGCCGACGTCGTCCAAGCCTTCCAGCTTGCGCGCCGCGAGAACGCGATCGCGTTCCTGCAGAACGTCGAATACACGCGCGCCGACCTCAACCCGCAAGACCTCCAACTGGTCGAGGCTCGAGCCCACGCCGACACCGCTATTTCACGACTGTTTAGCGTTCCGGTGAGCATGGTCGGCGCCAGCCCGACCGGCAACAGCGGCAGCCTGCTCTACTCGAACGTGTCGCAGAACATGGCGCAGTTTGTGCAGACCGCCTGCGCGCCATACATCAACGCAATCGAGCGCACCCTCTCGCTCGACAGCGTCGTCGCCACCGGTCAACAGGTGCGTTTCGACGTCCAGGCATTCCTCCGCACCGATCCCGAGGCAGCCACCGCCTACGCCACCAACCTCCTCGGCTCCGGCGTGATCAGCGTCGACGAGGCGCGTGGCTTCCTCGGGATCCCCTCAACCAACACGACCCCCGACCTCACCCCCGGAAGGATCTAACGTGCTGCAGTTCGACATCGACGTCACCGCAGCGGACGCAGACACCCGCACGATCGAAGGCATCGCCGTGCCGTACGGCGAAACCGCCAACCTCGGCGGCACCACCTACACCTTCGACCGTGGCAGCCTGCAGCCCGCCCGCACCCGAACACCCCTCCTCCTCGGACATGACCGCAACCGACCCGTCGGCGTCATGCTCGAGCTGGCCGACACGCCCGAGGGCGCAATCGCCCGCTTCCGCGTCGACCAGGGCGCCGAAGGCGACCTAGCCCTCGAGCAGGCAACGACCGGCAGCCGCGGAGGACTCAGCATCGGCGCCGAAATCATCACCGCCGAAGACGCCGGCAACGGCATCGTCAACGTCAAGGCCGCCGCCCTCCTCGAGGTCAGCCTTGTCGCCATTGCCGCGTTCAGCGGCGCAGCTGTGACCAACGTCGCCGCAGACGCTGACCCGTTCAGCACCAACACCGACGCCGGCGACGAGCAGCCGGACCCCGATCCCGACAACACCACCGCACCCGTTCAGGAGAACACCGACATGGAGACCATGCCCGAGCCGATCGCCGCCGAGACCGCGCCGATCCCGACCATCACCCAGAAGCAGCCCGAGCTGTCCGCAGACGCCTTCGTCTCGCACATGCTCAAGGCGCAGATGGGCAACAACGAGAGCGCCCGCGTCGTCGAGGCCGCCCTCTCGGTGATCGACACCGCCGACGTCGTCGGCCTCGTCCCCGACTTCTACACGATGCAGATCATCGGTGGCCTGTCCGAGAACCGCCCGCTGGCCAACAACGTTCGCCGCGCCGCACTTCCCGCCTCGGGCATGAGCCTCGTCAAGCCGCAGTGGACGACGACGCCGGTCGGCGGCTGGATCGACCAGAACGACCCGACGCCGTCCAACGCGATGGCCATTGGCAACCACGAGATCGACGTCGCCCAGTGGGCCTACGGCGTCGCGATGACGGTCGCCAGCCTCGAGCGTGGTGTCGGCGTGGCCGAGTCGGCATTTACGCAGATCGTCCGCAGCTACTACTCGGACGTCGAGACGCGCGTTGCAACGGAGATCGCAACCGCCGCCGGCGCCGTCGCTTCGGGCGCATCGACGCTCGCCACGATCGGCCTTCTGTCGGCCGCCGTGTACCAGGACTCGGGCCGCCGTCCCGACAAGGTCTACATGGCGACCGACGTCTGGGCCGACCTGCTCGCCACCGAGGGCAGCCTGCCCTTCACGGGTGGCCAGACGAGCGCCAGCGGCATCGCCGGACAGATCGCCGGTCTGGACATCGTCGTGACGCCGTCGTTCTCGGCTGGTGGCCTCATCGTCGCCGACTCGAGCGTCATCGAGCTGCGCGAGTCCGCGCCGCTGCAGCTGCGCGCGAACGTCATCGGCTCGATGCAGATCGAGCTGGGCGTCACGTCGTTCGTCACGACCGACGTCGAGCTGTCCGCCGCGGTCAAGATCGCCGACTAGCCCGAGAGACTGACGGCTGTCCGTCTGACCGACTCGCCCCGCCGCTACTTCCCCAGCGGCGGGGCGTGACCAACCCCGCAGGAGATAACGCATGGCATGGCTCGAACCCGAAGACGTCCAGACCTACCTCGAGCTTGAGGAAGTCGACGCGCGCCTGACGGAAGCCACCGCCGCAGTTCGCAGCGAAGTCGAACGCCTGCGCTCTGACCTCAACTTTA